CCTTAACATTGGCCCCCGTCACAATACGATAGTGCGATGTTGAAAGGTTCAGGTTGCCGTTGTACTTGCCACCGACATTCACAGGGTCGCCCTGAATACATATCTCGTAGGCACCATAAATGATGCCGGATGGTGATACGGAGGTTGTGTCAGCCGTGCCCGCCGACGAACTGCAATTGATAATTATGTGTTCGGTCAGCGTTCCTATACCGACGAGTTCTGCAATAGCCGCACTCAACGTCGTGTAGGCATTTGTTATATCTATACCAGTTCCTGTTCCGGATGCGTCCGGGTTTACGTATATCGTTTGAGTCATGGGTCAACCGTAATATCGGCCACCGTTACGTATCGGGCATTCTGGTGATCGTAAATAATATCTTTGATGTCATCCCAATCAACAATTGTCCAGCGTTGGGAAACAAGTTCGTCACGGGCCGCTTGTGGCAAGCTGGCGTAGACCACTTGGCAACGAATTATGCGGCTCTGCGTCGGCGGGTCCGTCAAGTAGTTAACGGCGGGGGTCGTGCAAAGATTATTTACCTTGAGAGGGTCAATCGTCGTCAGGATGCTAACCGGAATATCTATCCCGATAAATGACATTAGAAACCTGTCCGGCACAGGGTTCTCCGTATTGAACTTATCCGCCCCGAACGCGTCAACAAGGTCGCCCAATTGCGCTTGATCTGCATTAGGACCGAACTTCGTACGTACTGATAGCCAAGTCCCTAGCATAGTTTTTCCCTTAGGCTGGTGCGGAGTACGTGAGCGCAGTGATAGCCACACTCTGTCCAGACGCAATGTTCGTGTTATCCAGTTCGATGTCTCCACCGCCTGACGTGGCTGTAACCGTTCCCGAAAGAATGACCGTTCCATCTCTATCTTCTATATCGAACCCATCTGCGTCTGCTACAGTTCCTGATGCAGTTGCTGAAAGGGTCACACCTGCTAGGGTTATAGTGCCGCCCGAGGCGGCCCCAAATGCAGGGTTCTGCAAATTGATAGTAGCTGACACTGACGCGCCGTCTTTTATGACAAGCGTAGCAGTGCCGGAACCTGTATTGATAGCGGCATCTACCGCATCTGCAAGTACGTTGCGCGTTGCCGTGTTATGTGTGATAGCCATTATTTAACTATGCCTCTCCCTGAAACCTTAGCAACGTTATTCGTCATCTCTACCACCCCGGCTTTGATGAACTGCTTAACTGCCTGTTTCAGGATATGATTGTCTTCTCTAATGTTATATAGCTTACCTTCTTGGTATGTCTGTGCGTTTCCATCAACTACAGCAGTGAAGGTTTCTAGAACCTTGAATCTCTCTATCTGTTCGATGTGCACCTCAACCTCGGGCTTCTTAGTAAATAGTCTACTCAGCCAGCTCATTACGCACCTAGTACGCAGTATATGTCGCCGCTAGTGTAGGCTGTACATTTGAACTGATAAAGCACGTAGCTAGCCACTTCTTCGACTATGCCTTCGTAGCTTGTATCTGCCCAAGTCTCCACAATCTTCCAAGTAAGTCCATCATCGAAGGATCGCTGTAGTTCAATCGTGCCTGCTCCTGGTCCTGTGTAGAAGTCTAGGCTTACCGATACACTCTTATTAACATGAAGAGGATCTGAAGTGCCTGTACCAGAGGCCGTGTATGTAAGTAGATTGGCATTCTGTACCATTAGCTAATCCTTTTACCTCTGATGAAGTACCAAGCGAGCCCTAGTCTCTGCTTAAAGGAATAGGACTTGGGATCGAAGTAATGCCGCATTCTCCATACGTATTGCCAGATCAGCTCGTTAACCTCTCCTTGATTCAGCTTCATCTTATGAAACACATGGTCGATCTTCTCAGCCTCTTCTTGGCTCCATGATAGTCCCATGTTCTCTACAGCGTTCTGAATGAACTCGTACTCGTATACCAGCTTAGTCATCCCTATCGTCCTCTACCTGTTGTCGTCTACGAGCCTCGATAGTACGAATGAGGTCGACTTCACCTTTAATCTCAATCTTCTCTGTGAACAGGCCAAGATGCTTACCCAGCGCCTCAAGGGCTCTAAGCTTATCATGCATCTTCACTCTAATTCGCGAAACCGGTACAGCATCATCTCCTCTGCCTTTTGATATCTCATCCACAGTGAACTCACTAAGTGCAGCCATATGCTCTGGTTTCGCTCTGCTGAAGTCATAGTATGCGGTACCATCCTCGTTGATAACGAGAAGGTCGCCTAGGTCTGCTTCAACAATGTCCTTGAATTTCTGTATAACGTAGTCGGCATCAACCTCTGCCCTCTTAGCCATCTTAGCCTGCCTTTTCTTTATCTCTGCCTGTACGTCAGTTCTATTGAATACGTCCACCGCTCTCTCTGAAGTAGATTGGGAATAGCCTGCATCCTTCATGGCCTTAGTCTTATTGTAATGCTTCATGTACCCATCAACCACTTTAGAATGGGCTGCGGATAGATGGATCTTACCAGTACCTGTAGTCATGAATCCTTGCCTTGATCCTTAGCCTGCATGAAGATGTACACACCAGCCTTAGTCTTCCATACGTTGATCAGCTTACCTGTGCTATCTGTGAATGTGTTAACAATCTTATCAGCAATGAATCCCACACTATGTGGTTGCATGAAGAAGCAGCCTCTAACATCTGTAGCAGGGAAGGAGGTGACAACGTTGAAATGAGTCAAAGCTACGTTGATGTCTTTAGAACCCGCATCAGCTACACCTTTAGCATACACTTCATCAGTGCACCACATCTGTGTGATTGCTCTAGTAACCTCTTCAGACTTAGCTGGCGTTGTTGAGAGAAGAGAAGCAAGTATGATTGAAGGAAGAAAGGTAGAAAGAAGGTATTTCATATCAGCTCTTATATCTCTGTTTGTGACTGTTGGTAGTTAAGTTCGTCTAACTCGTTACACTCGTAAGACTCTCTAAGTACATACTCCATATAGAGTATACTAGAGTTAGAGCAAATAGTTTACAAAATAGTTTGCTTTTTATGCATTTAGTTGAATCACCCGAGAAACACTGAGGTTTGAGTTTGAAGCCAAAATACCCCTTTTCGTTTTTCATAAACCCGTTTAATGGCCCAAATCTCCCAGCGGCTGAACAGGGGGTGGTACGAAGGTAAACCATGGGGGAGACCCCCCGAAGGTCGGTCCATCTCTGACACATACGAATGAGAATCAGATTGAGAGTGCATATTAGAATCATCCCAAGTTTGATAGCCAGTTGAGAGTGCGATGCAGTTGAGTTATCTGCTACTGATACCTGCCGATACCTGCCCGTGAGTATTCCATAGATGTAAATGAGAATGATTCTTAGTCGCACCTTCTCATTATGTGTCTCAATATGTTACACTTGTCTCATAATGTTACACTATAGAATGTACCTGCTCTTAAAATGATTAATGTGAGACGCTAGTTTAGCGGCGTAATCCATTGATATCATTGAATAATAAAATAATATCATCTTCAGGCTTACACTTGGCACGCGGATTGCATAGTACTTAGTATCCCAACGCCATGATGGCACGGGGACCATAGGCATAGTGACAGGCGTCACAACTGCCCCTCCACTGGTGACCTTTTGAAAGGTGTAGACCCATGGCAAGATTAGGCAAGAAAGAGCGTGCAACGTTAGTACGTTCACAGGAGGGGCGCAAGCCCCGCAACTTCTCTAATAAAGAAGTTAGCATACGATCATGCTTAGCTAATATGATACCGAGCGATAGACCTAGCGGTAAATCCCGCAGTTCTAAGACTTGGGGACATTCATACGCCAGATACTCAACTGGTAAGCTTGGCACGGGTAGTGTAGGCTCTAAATAACGCTAAAACAAACCATAGCTAATAGTTAACGCTGTTAGCCTTGGCTTGTCTTAGTTGACAAGGTACATTTTGACACTTTTGGTGATCCCTATGGCATGTAAAAAGGCTTAACAGCCTTTGATGTCGGAGATGTAAATCCAAACAGGCGGTATCATCCGCTTGTGAGTGCCCACAAGTGAAAGCTTGAAAGGGACTAGACCGGCATTGATCTACGGATTGGCGCCAGCCGCTACAGTCTTTCAGGGTTCAAAGGGTAAGCGTTGGGGCTTTAAGGAAAGCCTGTCAATGGTCCTGCGTTCTCTGTTAGTAGATTAGGCAAGGGAAGTGTCGATACATTTGATTTCGTTTCCACGAATGAGTTTTCTTCGTGCTCGGACCCTAACGAAAGGTACGAGACATGTCTAATATGAAAACATTTACGGAATTGCTTGCCGAGTTCACGGCGTCGCAGACGAAAACCCACGCCCTAGGCGTTTCTTGTGCCAAGCTGGCATACGAATGCTTCCAGGGAACGGGCAATTTGACTTACGCAAGTCATTTCTATGCGGCTCTCAAGACGAACGGCGACAAAAATTCCTTCATGTCATGGATTTGCGACTTCTCTCCGGCTAAGATGGAAGAAGGCGGCAAGTTCCTGAAAGACAAAGCACGGGAAATCGCTGAAGGTGACGCTTGCTGGCGTAAAGGCGAGGCTTTTGCCAAGCCATTCTATTCCTACAAGCAAGCGAAGCTCAAAGAAACGTCATTTGACGCTGCAATGCTGGTAACGCAGGTTCAGCGGGTAGTTTCCCGCTTCCAGGCCGAAGGCATGACACCGGACAATGACGAAGCGGGCAAGGCTCTGGTCGAGCTGAGCAACGTTGTGACCCTGTTTGCCGCCAAGGTGGACAGCACGAAAGACAATACCCTTGAAGCAGTTGACGCCGAGTTCGCTCAGCATCTTCTCAAGGCAAAAGACGCCGAATCCCTTTCGGTGCCTGCGACTGAAGAACCGGCTGCGGCTTCCGCTTCAGCTTAACGACCTGCGACCAACCAATATTGGTTAAAACCTAGGCCACGGCACGGGGAAAGCTCTTTTGTGGAAATGGATAGCCCTGTTTAGGCGGGGAGAGGGTTGCAGGCTTATGGCTGCGTCAAAAGCCGATATAGCGTCGGTCAGTAGATAGCATAAGGGATTCACCGATAAAGCGAAGCCCTAACTATATCATTGAAGGCGCATAAGTGTCGGAGATTACCTATCCATTTCCCCTTAGATTCAGAAAGATAGGAAAGCAACTGGGCCATTAGTTCCCGCCCGCCGCTCCCTATCCTCAAGCCCAGGGCTGTAAGCACACACTTGATAAGGGTGAAAGCTAGTCTTGGGCTTTCTTATTCAGTTTGAGGTTCAGCAGATAGAGAGCTGGGACGGCACGCCTTAGATCACAACCCAGCCAGTCCCCGCGCACGTGATAGCTGTTAACCGGGTTTGCGTCCGGCCTCAATTCAAATCGCCCCTATTGGGGTGTGAACGTCGTCTGAAGTCCGATGGATGACATATAGCAAGCAGACCTGCAACTGCGTTTATAATCAAAGGCGGCCTAACACATTGATGATCTAAGTGGTTAAGTGGGAGCAAGGGAAGCTAGGGGTTAAGCCTGATGATCCTTCCTTGTTCCTATCTACCCATTGAACCTTAGGAGGAGATCGTTATTCGAATGAAGAAGCTAATGGGCATTGTTGCCTTGTGTATGCTGCCCTTGCTGGCTGCATGTGAGGATAATGCCACTATCGCATCGAAGAACCTGTCTAAAGCTGCTGACAACTTCGAGATCGTTCGAAACATCGTCTTCTACAACGTGTGGACTGACGTTGAAGTAGCAACGGTCGTAGGGCGATGCTCTCTTGAAGTGGGATCGGCCAAGGTAGCTGTTATCTGCAAGGAAGGCAACGGCAAGTTCAAGAAGCACTACCTTGGACGTAGCGGTAATCTGTCGTTCTTTGCCATCCAGGTCGACTCTGCCGATGTATCCACGATGCACACACGCATCACTTGGAAGCCTCAGCAGTTCATTCCTGATGTCGACTTCAGGGGTAGTGTAAAAGAGCTTGCCCCTCGCGAGCAGCGATAAGAGTATATAAAGGGAGGGAGGGCTATTTGCTCTCTCTCCTATTTGTGTATTTAAAGGAGCTACGCTATGACCAGATACGTTGAAATACTCCCTATACTCATGAAGATGTCGAGAAGGCAGACAAAAGCCTTCTTAAACACCTGTAGGATCATCGAGGATGCCCACCAGAGGCCCATCTCTAATGATGAAGGTGTCAACCTAGCTAAAGCATCTATTAGGGCCTCCAGGTGAGCTTTAATCCAATTGTCTCAAACATCAAGATCACTTCTCCTTCCGGAAGGGTGACATACCTCCCTCCCATGAGCTTGGATGATCTTGGTTGGAACATAAAGAAAGAATCAAAAAAGGATAAAATAACATGGTTACAGCGTCTGCTCTCACGCTAGCCTTTGTGCTAGGCTGCGCCTCCCATAGCGCATACTTGTATAGAAAGCAAGACTTCTCCACCTTCATGGCGCTTATCAGCGTTGTCTTGGTCCTTTACACTGTTGCTTTAAACTTCGGATAACCCCCTCGCACCCGTAGCTCAGTTGGATAGAGCATGAGATTTCTAATCTCAGGGTCGCAAGTTCAAATCTTGCCGGGTGCACCAACCTATAAGGAGCTACAAATGGCTAAATCTAAAGGTATTACCATTCGCATGAACGCCGCCGAGAACACAATGGACGTGTACGGCAAGAAGTACGACCGTGAGGACCACAACAAGCTCCTCATGGACCATTCCGGGGAAGTGGCATTCACTCAGGATGTTGTCGACCATGTGTGTGAAGTGAGAGGTCTCAATGCTTAAGCGTACCGCTACAACTAGCTATCCTCCGGAGATTCCGCTCCCTTTATTCGGGGAAGTTGAAATAGGGGGGTGTTTTACCATCCCCGGCGACCGAGGTCTCATCCGTGAAGCGCGGCTTTACATGAAAATCAGATCTTATGACGGGAGAAATTCCATATCCTTGGATAATGGAGATATCTATAAGATGGACCCTACGACCTATATTGTGGTAGTCAACACTCCCATAACACTAGGAGTACCCCAACATATCTAACACCATTCAGAACTCGCTCTATCATACCGTTCAGGCCTATACCATTACACAAAACTCAGAGGAATCACAAATGATAAGTACAGACAATATCACATTCGACCAAGTAAGACGCTGTTGCGGCGCATTTCATATCTCAGGCTTTGCCATGGAAGACCAAGATGCATTGGATGAATTTGGAGTCCGCACAGTAAAGGAGTGGGTAGCCAAGGTTAGGGCTCACCTTGTCTATCATATTAACCGTATGTCCAATCTTGCAATCTTCCAACTCTACCTCAACGAGTGTCAGAATGAGGTGTTCGGAGATGCGTTCGAGAGCATCGGTTTCAAACTCGTATCACAGGGTTATAACAAGAATTCCAATTCTAAAAACTACCTGTACACCTTTGTGCGAGATCACAGGGCCGACCGCCCTCAGGTGACATAGTATGCGGCCGATGCGGGGGTTGTTCGCCGTCGACGTGGCTGTGGATGAAGACTGGGAAGAAGAGAGGATGAGAAGGGAGGAAGAGGACGATATGGACGAAATGGGAATGGATGTAGATAACATCGAGGAACTAGAAGTAGAGCAATGCTGTGGAGCGACTCTACTTTGTGGATTCGGATTGGAGGAAGACCCCTTTAAATACAGAAATATCTCTAAGAAGAACGTAGAGAACTATGTGTCTGATGTGAAAGATCGGGTGTCTGCTCTTACAAACCGACTGTCCAATCCAGGTGTGGTTCAGCTCTACCTCAACGAGTGTCAGAAGAAACACTTCGATAAGATGTTTCTATCTATTGGATTTGAGCAGGTTGCCTGGGGGTGTAATAAGAACTCCAATTCTAAGGTGTTTTTATATGCTTTCCAGAGAAAATCATGGGTAAAAAGGAAAAAGGCTGCATAAATATGACAGAATCGGATACTTTTATCTTGTGTGAGGAGCTTCAAAGGGAAAATAAAGCCCTTAAGGCTGCTCTTACTGTGTCTACTGCCACTGTTAAGCGTTTATCAGAGATTCAAGGCAAGATGCAGGTCCAGCTTAACAAATTATGTGAGGATTAATGCCTAAGAACTTCAGAGAAGGCTGCTTCGCTATTAACGGAGAGCGTTGTTGGGGTATGACAAAGGGTAAATTCACCGGCCCTTGCTCCAGCTGCTTGGATGAGACTGCCATTATGAATGCCAATCCCTACGATTATGGATGTTTTGGTGTAGAGAGTGTGTACGATTCAGACAAGGTGGATCGATACAATACATCGGTAATTGAACTAGATGGCCTCACAGAGGCTCCTTTTTACTTCGACGGGAGCCTATGATGCACAGAGCATTCGTATACGGTAGCCTTAAAGAGGGGCTGGGCAACCACGGACTACTAGCCAAGTCCACATTAGAGGGTATTGATGCAATTAAGGGTGATTTCAAGATGGTTTCCCTAGGCGGATTCCCTGGTGTTCTTGAATCCATCGACTATGAAGAGGCATTGATCACTGTTGAAAGCTATAGAATCAACGATCAGACCTTGGCCTCTTTGGACTCGTTAGAAAGTGAGGGGGACTTCTATCATAGGCTCCCATTCACCTCAGAGCAGGGCCGTGAGGGCTTTATGTACATTCTGGACGATAGGTACGCTCTAATAGACTACGAGCTGGCGGGCAACTTTAAGACCGATACAGGGCTAACTGCATATGAGTGGTAAAGAAGAGGCCCAAGCGGCGACTAAGCCTTACGTTACAGAGGCTAGTCTACTGAGTCTTAGCCCTTATGTCAAATATGTCCTTATAGGAGAGAAGGGGGCGGTTAATATATCAGGAGGGGCAGTTTGCTTCTCTCAGCTAGGAGGAACCGAATTTAATGCCACGGATGGCTATGTTCCGTGCTGTACCGAAGAGGTTTTAAGTATTAAGCCGATTAAGTACTTGGCTTTTAGTTGTCGAAAGTACATGAAGCTAGAGTATAAAGACTATATTCGCTGGGTAGTAGATGAGTCTTTCTACTCTCGTGCCTTCCTTTCCTCTTTTCAGGAGTGCTGGGAAGAAGGCATAGCCTATATGAACATAGGAGAGACTGCTCAAATAGTGGTGGGAGCTATGGCTTTGCTCCGTTCCATTTTCGAGCACCAAAGCTGTATTGATCTTTGGAATGAAGGGATGGGACACGGCCTTGGTGAGGATAAGTCTCTTGTTTATGCTTTCTCTTTCCAAGAAAACTTTCCTATGGCCCGATATAATATAAACCACTCTCCTGTTGATTTCCGAGATGAACAAACGGTAAGGAGCTTCTTGACCGGAGTTCCTATGTCTATGAATAAGGTTAGCTTTGCCGATAATTCAGGATACAAGGGTTTTGTAAGTATGTTTAGAAATACAGGAAAGAAGGGAAACCCTAGTAGCAAGAGAGTAGAAAACCAGCTCGGAGATGGTAGTGCTTCCCCACGAAACGATTACTTCATTAACTGGCTGAAGGAGCTGAAATGAAACGTAACTACTTCATACTGCCCCCTACTTACGGGTACATAGCGATGTGCGAAAGTGAGAACTGGGAGAGAGTTGATGCAGTCAAGGATGCAGAGATAATCATATTCACAGGAGGGGCTGATGTACATCCTGATCTATATAATCATGGCCTGCACGCCAAGACCAACTTCGACAAGGAACGGGATGCCAAGGAGCAGAAGTTCTTTGAAATAGCATTGGCAAACAACATTGCTATGGTTGGAATCTGTAGAGGTGCTCAGTTCCTAAATGTTATGAGTGGAGGGGAGATGTTTCAGCATGTAGATGGACATGGTAGCAACGGTACCCACACTGCCTTCGATACGCACTCAGGTGATGAGTTCCAAGTCACCTCCACCCATCACCAGATGATGAAACCCTCTCGTCTAGGCTTAGTACTCGCGACCGCCCGTGAGAGTACCTTTCGTGAGGAATGTGTCTCAGAGGGCAAGACTAACCGCCAGATATCTAACATATATCAGGATACCGAGGTGGTATACTACACCGAGACTAACTGCTTGTGCTTCCAACCGCACCCGGAGTTCCTTGGTCACGACGATATGACTTCACGCTTCTTCGATTATGTCGAAGAATACAACTTCAAGTAGGATCTAATACATGTGCGGACTAGTAGGGTTTATCGGACCCGCAATCTCCAAGAATGATGACATCTTTGCTGACCTACTGTTCCTCGATACGGTGAGAGGAAAGGACAGCACTGGTGTTACCTGTGTTGCCGTTGATGGATCAACTACCTCCTTCAAGGCACTCGGCCTTCCTGATAACCTGTTCCAAGACAAGGACTTTCGTAAAGCCCTTCTGCGACAGAACAATATCGTAATGGGTCACAATCGATTTGCTACAAAAGGGAATGTAAACGAAGCCAACGCTCATCCCTTCACCCACGGTCGGATCACCGGGATGCACAACGGAACCCTTGTTGGTGACTGGCGGCTGGATAATTATCAGGACTTCGATACAGATAGTGAGGCTATCATGTATAACATCGCGAAAGATGGTATCGAAGAGACATATAAGAAGATTGAAGGGGCGGCAGCCCTCTCCTACTATGACGATGAGGAACAGACACTAAACCTCATCACCAATGGTAGACGACCTCTGTACTTAGCCACCCTTAAGGATCGTCCCGGCATGTTCTATGCCTCCGAACAGTGGATGCTAAACGCTGCTATCACTCGTAATGAGATCGCTGTGAATATGTATTATCGTCCCAACCCTCACTTCCTTTTCTCTTATAAATGGGAAGATCAGCGAGTCAAGTCTTGGAGCAGGGAGCTGTCCCCTTTCGTGCACGGCGAGTACAGCAAAAACCACTCTCGGCACGTCTATCAGAATGGCTCTGGCCAAGGGAATCACGGCGTGAACCAAGCAGCTAGCATCAGAGAGCTGGAGCTGAAACGAAAGGTAGACTTGGCGAAGGCAACGGCTGATAAGACGGAGGAGAAGAAGGCAAAAAAGGAAATCGAGGGGGCAAAAGGAAACGAAAGCGTAACGGTAAACGCAAGTAGTGATGAAGCCACTGCTCTCTTGGAAGCCTCTCGTGATGCCATTGATAATGTAATACCTTTCGATATAGATGATGGATTGGAGGGGTGGGGTGTTAATTCTCGCCTCTATAAGCTACACGATGGCACCTTGGTAAGTAAGCAGCAGCTTGAAAACCAATACCCCCACTGTTGCTTCTGCCACAGCGAATTAGACTTCGATGTAGATGAAGTAGTAGTATACGACGAAGAGAACGCAGGCTGTCAGGAGTGTAACCGACAGTCTGCGATTTTTCAAATCCCTTTTCACACATTGCACTAGGAAACCGAGATGAATCTTACTATTGGAGCTGACCCAGAGCTTTTCGTCAGAGGAGCAGAAGGCTATGTTTCAGCACACGGAATGATACCTGGGGATAAGATCAACCCCCACCCTGTTAAGTCAGGAGCTGTACAGGTTGATGGCATGGCGCTTGAGTTCAACATCGATCCAGCTAACACCTTCAATCAGTTCACGAGCAATATCAACCACGTTCTCTCTGACCTTCGGAAGATGGTCCCTAAGGAGTATGATATGGTTGCTGTACCAGCAGTTACCTTCTCCGATGAGGTGATGGCTTCTACCCCAAAGGAAGCGTTGATACTTGGTTGTGATCCTGATTTCAACGCTTACACCGAGAGTCAGAACGGTAAGCCGGAACCTTCAAAGGGACTCCGTACAGCAGCCGGTCACATCCACCTAGGATGGGGCGAGTTCAATGTAAACTCTGAAGAACACTGGAACAATTGTGTTGGCTTGGTCAAGGTGTTGGATAGGCTGCTTGGTGTGTGGTCTCTGACTGTCGATGAAGACCATACCCGTAGGTGTCTATACGGCAAGGCCGGCGCCTTCCGTGTTAAGCCGTATGGTCTAGAGTACCGTGTTCTCTCTAATTTCTGGGTGTTTGATATAGAACATCGGGCGACTGTATGGGACCTGTGTAAGAGCGCCTTCGATTGGTGGCAGAAGGAATTTAGTCCTGATAAGCGTATTATGGACGAACACGGTTTCCGCCTGCACTCGGCACAAGAGATGATTGACAGTGGGAGCACCAAACGAGCAAGGTCAGAGTGGCCTTACTTATCTCTGGCTGTTGACAGAGTACGTAATGGGGATTGGGTATGAGAGATAACTACTATGACCTTGAACAAGCCAAGATGAGGCTCCAAGGTGGTGTAATTCAATACAATGGGACATATGTGTATGTAACCAGAGTGGAAAGAGAAGGTGGAGAGTACTCCATTCAATATGAACGACTTCAGAAAGATGTAGGCTACAGTGGAAGAGGCGATAGCTGGACAACTCTGGATACCAACCTGATAGACACTGGTAACATGCAGTTAGGTTTCTCAACTGGGCCAGATACTCCTAGATACCTTATGCGTACACCTACTAGACAGTGGAAGGAAGGGCTGGCCTTTGATAACATGTGTTTTACTCAGCCGGGTAGTAATAGTGCTTATGTAAATCGCGGGGTACCAAGAGATACCTTGTCTGGACGAGTACTACTTCCCATCTTTGAGAATAACTATCCCAGCTTTGATGAGGTGAAAAAAGAAGCAACCCAAGCAAAGGAAAGTTCTTGGTTCCCCTTCGATAGGAACTATGCCTTGAGTGGTGGTGGAGATATCAACTACAAGGGAGTTTGTAATGTGGGAATTGTCAAGGGCGAACAAGTTGTATTGAAGGACGAGTACTTGTTCCTTCAGGAATCTTTACAGGAGATAGGCGTTGTTTAGGAATACCATCGCGGATTACTACGGATACGGTATTACAAAGGGAGAGGTTGGTATTGAAATAGAGATGGAAGGCGATCATCTTCCCGTCCGTTTCGAAGATTCCAACGCTTGGACAGGCACTCGGGATGGCTCTTTACGAGGAGAGTCTATGGAATATGTGCTTAAAACCCCTGTTGTTAGATCTTCTGTTGCAAAAGTTCTAAAGAACTTGGAAGAACGGTTCGACAGGGCAGGGTCTGTCCTCCGACCTTCGGATAGATGTGGGGTTCACATACACCTTAATATGCAGGAGCTTACTGTAATACAGGTGATCAATACTATCATCATCTACCTTATGTTTGAGGACATCTTGGTTAGATGGCACGGTGAAGATCGGGAGGGAAACCTATTCTGCCTTAGAGCCTCCGATGCTGAAGCTAACATAATGATATTGCAGGAAGCCATCCGAACTGGGCAGCTTAGCTTCGGTAACGATGTGAGGTATGGCTCCCTAAATCTAGCAGCTCTATCTAAGTTTGGATCACTTGAGTTCCGTGCCATGCGTACCCAGCGTGACTTAGGAATGGTTAAGACATGGGCTGAGATGCTTTTGGCTATCAAGGATGCCGCTGTTAAGTTTGAGTATCCTTGTGATATCATTTCCTCTTTGTCTGGTCAAGGGGCTTCCGGTTTCTTCCGTGATGTTATGGGAAGACAGTCGGATGTCCTTGAGTTCAGAGGGTTCGAGGATACAATCCAAAATGCAATGCGTAGAGTGCAGCACTTGGCTATGATGCGTGAGTACAAGCAGGAGGTTAAAAAGAAGTCTCTTAGAAAAAAGCCTATGCACGAAATTGATCGTCCAGCGGAGGTGCCAATAGTTCCCGAGGATCTGGTCTGGAATCCTGCCGCTAACAGATTTGAAGCTATCTCACATTGGGCGGATATGGCCCCAGCAGCTCCTCCTCCTAGAGAACCATATGTCGTGGGGCGACTAGCCCAGAACGCAGATCAGATGAGACAGGCCCAAATCATGCCGTATTTGGGCCAAATTGTAGAGCTAATAGGGGAAGATATGCCTGAATACGATGACTACGATGATGATGAGTTTGATGAGGAGGATGTATGAAGAACGTAAAGCTATACTCTTACAACCCAGTATCTAATGCGGGAAGGGAGTTGGCTAGCGGGCTAGGTATCAAACGTGTAATGCATGAGGGATCTAAGTTCGTAGCTAAGCCACGGAATACGGTAATCAACTGGGGTGCTTCCACCCTGCCGGTTGCCTTGTTAGGTGGGAAGCTCTTGAACCCGCCAGAGGAGGTGGGCAAATGCTCTAATAAGCTGATGTTCTTCAACTTACTCAAGGACACAGAGCTTACTCCCAAGTTTACTACAAGCCAAGACACAGCCATTGAATGGTGTCGGGAGGGCAAGGTTGTAGTTTGTCGACAGAAACTAACAGGCCATTCGGGGGAGGGCATTGTTATTGCTGAAACAGAGCAGGACATTGTTCCCTCTCCCTTGTATGTATTGTATGTTAAGAAGAAGGATGAGTATAGGGTTCATGTATTCAATGGTAAGTCCATCGATGTCCAGCGTAAAGCTCGTCGACTGGACTGCGAAGAACCTAACTGGCGTGTCCGTAACTACGACAATGGTTTCATATACGCTAGGGATGGGCTAGTTGCCCCCTCGTCTGTAACAGAGGTGGCTGTTAAAGCCATGGGTAAGACTAAGCTTAACTTCGGGGCAGTAGATGTGCTGTTCAACGATAAGAAAGACAGGGCTGTAGTGTTGGAAGTTAACACTGCACCTGGTCTTGTCGGAACTACACTAACCAATTACATAGGAGCATTCAGAGAATTCCTATCTTAATCCCCTATTATATATACTAGGATTGTATGGAATAGTTTACTAAATAAATAATATATCTTTTGTAAACTATTTCTCCTAACTTCGGTATACTTAATACAATACTAAGGAATTTCAATGAGCCATTGCGTAGAGAAACTCCCTCATTCTTGTGGCAGCAGCGATGCACTGCAAGTCTTCGAGGACAAAGGTGTATACACAGGCTTCTGCTTTGCCTGTAACGAATATGATGCTGACCCCTACAAGGAGAAGCCGGAAGGCTACCGTCCTGTAGTCAAGATCAAGACACAAGAGGATATAGCCCGAGAGGTGGCGGAGGTTAGTGAACTAGGCAGTGTGTCTATCACCAGCCGTAAGCTATCCAAGGCAGCCCTCGACTACTTCGGTATGAAGGTGGGTGTCTCTGAGGCAGACGGTTCTACCCCTAACATGCTATGTGTCCCGATGCTGAAGGGGGATGACATCACAGGTTGGAAGGTCAACCTCCTCGATCCCAAGAAGATATGGTCAGTGGGAGAAGTGAAGGGGGCTGACCCTCCGGGCTGGAAGCAAGCCCTAGCTTCTGGATCTTCCCGCCTCTACATTACTGAAGGCGAGAAGGATATGGTCTCGGTTTTCCAGACCATCATGCGTAAGCAAAAGGATACACAGTATGCCGACAACATCCCGGCGGTCATCTCCTTGCCATCTGGCTCTTCGTCAGTCAAGAAGCTCATCTCGGATAAAGGCAAGGCTATTAGCGACAGCTTCAAGGACATCTACATCGTCTTCGACTCCGACAAAGCGGGTCAGGACGCTACGCATGAGGCTCTTGGGCTCCTGCCTGGGGCCAAGGTTGTTAAAATACCGGGCAAGGATGCTAACGACTGTGTCGTTAATGGGAAAGAAAAAGCCCTCGCGAACGCCCTTCTCTTTGGAGGGGAAACTCTAAAGAATAGCAACACAGTTAATATCAATGACTTCTATGAGCAGGCACTACAGCCTGTTGAGTTCGGAATATCCTTCCCTTGGGAGGGACTTAACAATCAGACCCGTGGTCTACGATACGGTGAGACCTACTACATTGGGGCTGGTGTTAAGATGGGTAAGTCTGATGTGGCTAATGCTCTTGCTGTTTGGTTCTCAACAGAACATAACCTCAACGTGTACATGGCTAAGCCAGAGGATAGCATGGTTAAACTATCCAAGAAGCTTTACGGTAAGGCAGTGGGCAAGGTGTTCCATGATCCTAAGCGTACTGACTGGAAGCCAGAGGACATGAAGGAGGGGGCAGACAAGATTAATGGGCGTATCCACCTGCTTAACAAATACCAGCATGTGGGTTGGGATACTCTTAAGAAGGATATCTATAACGCAGTGGCATCCCTTGATGTCAAGATTGTAATGATCGATCCCATCACCAACCTAACCAATGGGGTTGACCCTTCAGCAGCAGACACACTACTTAAGCAGGTGGCTCAAGACCTAGCAGCTATGGCCCTTGACTTGGACATTGCTATCTTTATCTTCTGTCATCTCAAGAGCCCTGAGTCTGGACCTGCACATGAACGAGGGGGAGATGTGTACTCCCATCAGTTCGCTGGTAGTAGAGGGATGATGCGCTCATGCAACTACATGCTAGGGCTCCAAGGTAACAAGGACCCCGGCCTACCTATCGAAGAGAAGAATCTTCGTCAACTTGTCATGCTAGAGGACAGGGAGTTTGGCGAGGGAGGTATCGTACCCATGTACTGGGACCATAACACTGAACTGTTCAATGAAATCAAGGAGCACTAATGTTTGATACACTATTCGATGCAGTGACACGACCCATCCGACTTAGTAGTTCGAGAATACAAAGAAGATGGTAAGTTGTTTGCTGAAACACGTAACAGTTTGTATGAGATAAGGGAGAATGAATGACCCAAAACGAAGCCTATAGAGAGATTGAGGCACACTACCGAGCGAGCAGAGAGAGCCTAGTGGGGCAACTCACCCGAGCCTGCGGTAGTAAGGCAGAAGCAGAGGACACAGTACAGGAGGCTTACGCTAGGGCCTGCCAGTATTGGTACTCCCTTAAGCCAGGGGAGAGTGTGGGAGGTTGGATCTATGGCATACTTCAGAACTGCACTAAGGATACATGGCGGGACTCCATCAACAACGGGATGAGTACTGACCTACGAGAGAGTGACATCCCTCGTATTGATATGGCAGGTGAATATAACATCCAGCTTCAGGAGGTTAAGGTTATGATCTCTGAGGAGAAGGCGTCTGCCCAACGTATCCTTAACTACCACCTGTTCGATGCCTTGACAGGGCCAGAGATTGAGCAGCTTGTACCTGATAATCGTCAGATGATATGGCGTATCATTAGGGAGTTTAAACAAAGGATAGAGAGTACCTATGGAAGTAAGTAATAGGGTATGAGAACATGCCTAGCAGACCTTGAGTCTGATGGGTTTGTAGACGAGGCTACGACGGTATGGTGTGGGGTGGTAAAGGACTTGGACACAGACGAGGTGTTTCAGTTCCGTCCCCATCAGATCAAAGAGATGCTGCGGTTCATGGACAAGGAGTGCTCAACACTCATCTTCCATAACGGTACTCAGTTCGACTTCCCCCTTCTCGATAAGCTATACGGATGGAAGTATAAGGGGAGGAAGGTCGACACTCTCATCATGTCTAGACTACAAGACCCCAACCGCAGGCTATCCCCTAGCTGTCCCAATAGGAGGGCTGGACCACACTCCATTGAATCATGGGGGTATAGGCTAGGGCGAGGCAAGCCGGAGCATACTGACTGGTCTAAGTTCTCCGAGGCCATGCTTCATAGATGTACCGAGGATGTGGAGATCATGCACCTAGTGTATAACTCTCTGCTTAACGAGAACGAGGATGGAAGATGGACACCAGCTAACCGATCAACTACCAAGCTGTTCGAGCTACTACGTCAGCAAGAGGAGTATGGTTGGACACTAGATATACCTCATGCTAAGGCCAGCATACACATGCTGACCAAGTGGATGGGGAAGATAGACCAAGCTGTTATACCTCAGCTTCCTATGAAGTATGATGTTAATCAACAGAAGGTAGAAGGAGAATACAACCATGTCAAGAAGCCATTCAAGACGGATGGAACCTATAGTGCTCACACGAAAGCTTTTATTTCAGATCTGGTTCATAGGTCTGATTCTAGGCCTGTCGGTGGGCCTTATTCTCGGGTTACATTTCGTAAGTTAGATCTCAACAAGAACGTAGAGATCAAAGAGTACCTGCTTGCAGAGGGGTGGGACCCAGCGGAGTGGAACTATAACGATGCGGGGCAGCGTACGTCTCCTAAGATGAGTCAGACTGATCCCTTTGATGGTGTCAAGGGGAGGGTAGGGCAGCTTGTAGCCAAGCGTGTGGTGTGCAGGCAGAGACGAGGTGTTATCGAGGGATGGCTTGAGGTTGTAAGACCTGATGGCCGTGTCCCCTCCAAGGTGGCTGGACTTGCCACTACATATAGAGCTAGACATTCTATTATTGTTAACGTACCTAGATCTACAACCTTCTTCGGCAAGTGGATGCGTAAGTGTTTCATTGCTAAAGAGGGGTGGGTGTTGGTAGGTACAGATGCTGATGCGTGTCAGCTTAGAATGCTAGCAGCAAGGATGGATAATGAAGAGTACACGGAAGCGGTATGCCACGGCAACTCCAAAGATGGAACTGATGTCCATACTCTTACTCAGAACACTATTGGGCTCCATGATAGAGACTCCGCGAAGACATTTAACTACGCCATCATCTTTGGTGCGGGAGATGCTAAAGCAGGCAGACTCGTTAACGGAGGTGCTAAAGAAGGGAGGGCTGCCAAGGAAAAGCTATTCAAAGGTATACCCGCTCTTGGACGTGTGGTTGAGGAGCTTACCGCCGAGTGGAAAGGGAATGCACGAGCAATATGGAATCCCCGTTGGAGCCGTATGGAATACAGGGGTGGTTGGATTACTGGCTTGGACGGCAGGAAAGTCTTCTGCGAGTCAGAGCATATGGTCTTGGTATATGCCCTCCAAAGTGACGAAGCAATACTAATGTCCTATGCCTATAACATCTTTCACAATAGGATGGATAGGCTAGGTTATATTTATGGTGTAGACTATGGCACTGTCATATGGATGCACGATGAATTCCAAGTAGAATGCAGACCAGAAATACAAGACATAGTGGGTGAGAAAGCTGCTGACTCCATAGTTCGGTCTGCTTCTATACTAAAACTACGCTGCCCTCAGACTGGCAGCTACGCAGTGGGAAAAAGTTGGGCAGATACCCATTAATTTGTAAACTATTTGCTCTAACTCTGGTATATATAATAGGAGGTTATTTTTTATGCCGTTGAATACTAACAAAGTCGCTGGTTCTGATGGACCTAAAGTTGATCCGCTTGATAATGGATCGTACCCTGGACGAGTCGCAGCAATTATCGATCTTGGATTGCAGCCTCAGCGTCCTTACGAGGGTGAAGCTAAGCCTAGCAAGGAAGAGGTTATGCTTTCATATGAACTATCCGATGAGTTCATGCCTGGTGAGGATGGCGAAGAGGATGAGAGCCGACCGCGTATGCTCTCTGAACGGTTCGTTGTTTACAGCCTGAAGTCAGAGAAGGCTAAGTCTACAGCTAGGTACAAGGCCATCGACCCCGACAATGAGAAGGGTGGTGACTTCGGCCAGTTGATTGAGATGCCTGTTAACATTACCATTGTGCAGAACCCCAAGGGTGAACGCATCTATGAGAATGTAGCAGGGCTTACACCAATGCGGCCGAAGGAGAAGGAGAAGCTTACTGGGCTGGTTAATCCCCCTCGTGTCTTTGACTTGGGTGATCCAGACCTTGAGGTGTTCCTTCATCTCTACCCCTGGCAGCAGGAGATCATTCGGTCCAACCTGAACTTCCAAGGTAGTCCTCTTCAGAAGCTACTGGAGAAGGACCCGGACTACAAAGACCCGGACTTCTCGGCACCGGCTGAGAAGGATGATGACTATGATGAGGACAACCCCTACTAATGGTAGACCTGTTCATGAACATCCTGTTCGGACTAGGGCTGGGTGCAGCCTTTGTTTACTTTGTATTCTGGTGGATGTATAGATGAAGGCACTCATTGACTGGTAGCAAGGTCTGTCGGATATGTAGTAAGAGTAAACCACTTGTTGACTTCCACCCTAATAAGACATGTAATCAAGGAGTTACTGGTACGTGTCGGGATTGCAACAGGGTTAGGATCAACAAGTGGTACTCTGATAACAGGTCTTCAAGATAGGCTAAGCAGAATGAGAGAAACAGAAAGAACAAAGCAGGTGCTGTTGCTATGTTCGGGGGGAGTTGCCATGATTGTGGTAACACTTTCCCTCTATGTGTCTATGATTTCCACCATCTAGATCCTTCCAAGAAGGACGTAAACCCTAGCAAAGCAATCGGTCACAGCAATGCCCGTATGCTTGAGGAATTGAAGCATTGTATTATGCTGTGTGCTAACTGCCACCGCATCCGACATGCGGATATGAGATCGGAGGTTGGGGATGAAAGCGTTGATTGACGGAGACATCCTGCGATAGTTACGAAATAGGCTTTGCAGCAGAGGCGGCGGTCAGGGCAGTGAGTAATGACCCTGATCGTCTCCCGAGCTGGGACTATGTTGAGGCTTGTCTCTTACGTAGGATAGCCGACATCGAAGAAGCAGTGGGTTCTACTGTGCCTAGTAATATCTACATCACAGAGGGCGAGAACTTTAGAAATCAGTTGGCTCGTAAGAAGGAATACAAAGCCACCCGTGTGACTAAGCGCCCTTGGCACTATGCTAACATCACCACCTATATGATCCATCAGTTAGATGCCATCGTTTGCAGAGGAATTGAAGCGGACGATCAGATGGCTATGGACCAGACAGAGGACACCATCATCTGCTCAAGAGATAAAGACTTGAAGCAGGTACCCGGCTGGTTATACAGTTGGGAGCTGGGCAGACAACCGGCATTCGGGCCGGAGGAGATCGATCAAGTAGGATACCTATCCCTTTCCGATAATCGAAAGAAGGTAGCAGGTACAGGCTTATCGTTCTTCTATGCTCAGTGTTTGATGGGAGATACAGTGGACAACATCCCCGGACTACCGGGCTGTGGACCTGTTAGGACTTATGAAATCCTAGAGGGTATGACAGATCCGGAGGAGATGGAGGGTGCTGTGCTAGATGCCTACTGTGACCAGTACGGGCTAGATGCCTACAAGTATGAACTACTAGAGCAAGGACGACTACTATGGATGACCAGGGCTATGACCCCGGAGAACACCCCGGTACTTTGGGAGATAGGAATGAGGGGATGATTAAGTATCCGGATCTCTCTCCTATTCTTTCAGTTAGCAAAAACGCTTAAGGAGCTGAACTATATAGCACACTAAGGATGTGAAAGCTTTCCTAATTGTGATACAGAGTTCTGTGATGAAAGCGATTTTACCAAACAAGATGCCCTATCCGAGATCGATCATCAGAGAGGATGGAACAATGCGGTTAAAGAGATGAGAAGATTAAACAAATGAGAGATACAGGAGATGAGAACCAACCTCGTAAGGAAGTATGGAGTTTAAAGATCCGTCTACGAGAGGAGGGTGTTGGCTTTGGACCGGCTGCCTTGTGCCAAGAGGCTTTGCAATACATCGAACAGCTAGAGGCAGCGTTGCAAACCCTTTGCTACCACTGGGATCAGATGCTCAACAACCTAGATGATGGTGAAGAATTTGAAGCAAGGGAAGCCGCACGGGCCGCACTGGGACAGGAGAAG